TGGATAGCTATAGGAGTGTAATATGCCATATACAGCGGATATACCTAAGCCTGATGATGTTGTAAGTGCATCTCAGCCGCCTTTACGTGAAAATACTAATACAATTGCTACTATATTTGAAGTAGACCATCAATCTTTTAACACACCAAATGCCGGTGGTCATAAAAAAGTTACTTTTAACGATGGCCCTGATTATGTTCCTGCAGCAACCACTCTTTTAATGTACAATAAAGTTTCCGCTTTGACCGGACTACAACAATTATATTGGAGACGTACAGGAGGAGATCCTGTGCCTATTACTGAAGCGAGACCTTATGAAGCGTTTACTCATGACGAATTGCATTATAATTGGTTCTATCTGCCTTGTGGTCTCCTTGTTAAATATGGATTCTCGTGGACGAATCCGCGTCAAAGAGAAGTGAACCTGAACCAACCAGGTTTCCCTCTATATACCAATACGCCATACGTGTTTGCTTCACAAGGCGGGTTCAATGGTGCTCCTGCTACTTTTGGAATTATAAGGTTGTCTTCAATCGCACCGAATAGGTTTTTTGCGAATTCCAATATAAATGATGTACCGTTTACATGGTTTTCTATAGGGATATAATATGGCATACGACAGGTTTCTTATAGGTCCGTACAATAAAGGTCTCAAGACTGACATGCCTGCGTGGGCCACACCTGAAGATGCATTCTCTACCATGATTAATGCATTCGCTTGGCGTGGCACCATCCGTAAAAGATGGGGATCACGCCCTATGAATACAACGATTGCTGAAGAGCTGCAACAATATCATACACGTCTTAAGATCCAATATAGTTCCAATCTTGACGCTGCTACAGGGCACCTGGCAGGTACTTGGCCTGGAGCCGTGTTCAAAGTTGGGCAGATGATGTTATTAGAAGACGGTACTAACTATGTACCATTCTATGTAACTAGAGCAGGACTTGCCGACATGCTCCATGAAAGCTATGTAACGCCTATCAATGGTACTGATGCAGCAGGTAATTGTTTCGGAGTAGCTCCTGTCACGGGGCATTATGGGCAAAGCCTTGTCGTTAATGGAACAATATTTACTATTATATCAGAAGTTCCGGGACCGCAACCTATGGGTGTGAGTGCAGGAGGTACCGGTACAGCTACGTTTAATGTTACTACAGGAGCCTATGTAATAACCGGTTCTCACCCGAATACCGATGTCCATTGGAACCCTTACTACGGGAACTTTGACACAACAACAGGTGATTTTATTCTTAATGGGCTACCTGGTATGCGTGTCTGGTTCTTCCCCGCTATGCCTGTATTGGGTTTTGCTACCTATGAGCACCAAGGAGCTAATAACAACCAGACATTTGCCTTCGACAGACAGTTTGCCTACCAATATGATACAGCTCTGGGTTGGACCCGTCTGGGTACTAAAACGTGGACAGGGACTGACCAGGATTATTATAGCTGGTGTAACTGGTATGACACTCATCTCTATCAAGATACTTTGTTCGTAGCCAATAATGTAGAAGAGGATCATATTCAATTCTGGAACGGAACATGGCATGATCTTTGGCCTGAACTTGGTCCAGGAGGGGCAGCAGCTCCACATCTCGATAATTGTAGAATTCTTCTTACCTATAAAGGCCGATTGTTTGCAATCAATACGATAGAAGACGGACAAGTATATTCTAACAGGATCCGCTGGTCATGGTTCGGAGATCCAACGCATGATGATGCATGGCGCTCAGATCTTGTTAAAACAGCAGGATATCTCGATCTCCCTACAAAACAGGCTATAGTTTCTGCCTCTATATTGAATGATAGAATCTTACTGTATTGTAATAATAGCACCTGGCAAGTTGTATTTACTAATAATGATATAGCGCCATTTCAGCCACATTCTATCAATACTGATCTTGGTGCTCATAGCCAGTTCTCTATGGTATTTCTTGATAAAAACTGCATTGGTATCGGTGCTACAGGGATCCATGCTAGTAACGGGAACGTTGTAGAGCGTATAGATAACGATATCCCTGATCTTATATACCGTCTGTACAATGAAACAGATCAGACTGCATATTTCTATGGAGTGCGTGATTATCAGCTAGAAACAATATACTGGTCTGTAAACGAATCAATAGGCGCTATAGCAGACGGAGAGAAGTTCCCGAATAAGATTCTATTGTATAACTATAAAAACCAATCGTGGGCCGTATTTGATGATAGCATTACTTGTTTTGGGCACTGGGAAGAACAGACACTGAGAACATGGGCGTCAATGGACGAAACATGGGCTACATCTTCAGCCCGTTGGTACGATCCTATGCTACAGAAGCATCCACGGCTGGTGATAGCAGGCAATCAACAAGGTTGGACATTTTTAGTAGATCCTACAATAGGAAGAAACGCTAAGTCTTTATCAATAAGTAACTATAATAATGTTACCAATACGTTCACGGTTATCGACCATAATATTCGTACAGAAACCTATGTCTATATAAGCGATTGTATCGGGCTGAATAATATCAATAGGTCTATTCGACGAGTAACTGCTGTAGATAAAGATACGCTCCTTTTATATCCTGAACCGGGAAGTCTGCCTATTACAGGGACCTATAAAGGCGGAGGGAACGTTCAACTTGTATCTGCTATAGAACTTACTACAAAGCCATTTAACTTCTATATCAAAGATAATAGAGGTATGGCTATTAACAAGATAGCATGTCTTGTAGCTCAAAACCCTGATGGAGTTATAACAGTTGGATGTATGCCGTCATATGGCTTCATAAACGTGATAACAGATGCTATAGCTAATAATGCATTCTATGGAACTTCTAAGATACCACTTTACTCTACCGAGGTCGGATATATTCCTGAAACGCAGGACAGTATATGGCGTACAGCATATCTGAATATACAGGGCAATTCTGTTGCTATAGCACTGTATTACTCCAAAGCTGAGATGTTAGATGTTGCAACTGCATTCAACGGGTTCGTTATGGAAGCTATGGTCATCTATGCTATGCCAACTACACATAACCCTATAGACTAAGACTTGGTATATTCAATGACAAGATTAGTAAATGTACAGGAATTTCTATTGGATTGGGTCTTAATATAGATATGGGTAAAGTCTGCATAGAGATCTATTGCATCATCTCCAGAACCTGCAAAAGGTAGTTTAAGCCATTGATGAGCTGTACTGTCGAACGTGGTGCCCCACAAGTCAATGACCTTCCAGTTCGCATCCATAGCAAGGCCATGAGCTACGGGAACAGCGGCAGCATTAGGTAATGGTGTTGTGTACCTGAAGCATTTACGGAATATTCCTGCCCTGTAAGGTTGTTCTTCTGTGTAAGCATTCAACGCAGGGTCAGGATATAATCTTTTGCCTGTTAAAAATTCATATGTAGAGAAATATCCGGCTTCTTTGTCGTTGATAGCCATGCATATATCATTAACTGTGTTGGTCAGAATAACAATAAATTGCCTAAACTCAGGACTATTGATGTCCATGCCTTCAAGATTGAAGTTCGGTAACGTTGTTATAAAGTTACCTTGATCTGTAATCTCTGAACTTGGCATAATCGAACTCCTTTTCTTACACTTATCTTGATATCGATATCACTATAGAAAAGGGTACCAAATGCCTTACATAAATACCAACGTACAACCGTACAATCCACCGCAATCAACAAGCATTGCTGATAGTTTAAGAAATTTCTTTTCTTCTACTCCTGGATATTATAACCAATTGCCTACCATGTCACCTTGGCAACAGGCTATAGCCCAGAATGCCGCACAAACTGCCTGGACCGGAATGCAACAGACTCCTGATATAGACCGTATAGCAGGAGCTATTACCGATCGTTATAAGAACGAATTGATGCCTACCATGGCAGCTCAGCTCGGCGGTATGGGTCTCGGTTCAAGTAGCGCTATGGAGAATGCTATGGGCCAAGCACAGCGTGGTTATCAAAGCGATCTTGCACAGCTTGGTTATCAGAACTACTGGAATAGACAGAACCAGTTAATGGGTATGCTTAACCAAGGTATGCAACCACAGTTCCAGTATAGCTACACTCCACCGCAACAAAGCCAGTTTATGCAGGTATTACCTGCTTTAATAAATGCGGCAGTCGGTATATATACCGGAAACCCTATGGCGGCACTCAGTTCATTGCCTGAGATACTGAAATTGCTACAAGGCCAACAAGGACAACAGGGACAGTTTAATGCCGGAGGTTCTCTTCCAGGATTGTCTCCGCAACAACCTATTAAATTATTTTAAAAGGTAAGGAACTATAATGGATATATTTAGAGAAGAACCTGAGAAGAACTGGGCGCAGGGACTCGCAGATGCTGTTAAACCTATTGCTGATACATATTTAAAACATAACCTTGATATTATGTCTAAAGTTAAGACACAACAGATGCTTAATGCCTTAAAATTACCTCAGCAGTTAGCTGAAGCGCAGGCAATTGCTCCGTTGATCAATATGCTTATGGGCGGGCAACAGCAAGAATACCAGTATGCACCACAAGAGCAAGAAAGTATGGATGGCAAAGGTATGATGGAAGCGCAAGGAGCGCAGCAACCGCAACAACAACCTAATATCAATCAGATATTATCATCGCTAGGAATGCCTACAGTAGGCCGCACAAACCAAGGGTTGGGGCAATATTTACAACAGCCTGCGCAAATACCACAACAAACTATGCAAGGTAATATGGCAGGGCAACAACCATATGCTCAACAAACCAGTCAGCCTCAGTATCAAGCTCCAATGCAACAATATGCTCAACAGTCTGCACAAATAGGGAATGCTGTACAAGCAGCACAGCGGGTAGTTCCTGGAATAACACCACAGCAGTTGGCTATGATCTCTGTTGAA